TTCAGTTTCTATCGATAGTGGCGGTGGCTATTATTCTTCAATACCTACTGTACAATTCCCTGTAGGTACGCTTTCGGCACAAACTGCCGAAATTTATGCATTTGCGAACACACAAACAAATGAACTAGGATCCTTTTCAATTGATAATGCAGGAATATACTATGACCAATCGCCTGATGTAACTATTCAAGATCCTCCTGCATCAATTCAAGCAATAGCAACATCAACCAATACCGCTAATACTATTTCATTTAGTATGTCAAATAATGGCACAAATTATGAATCTGCAAACGCAACTATTGAATATGTAATTATTCAAGATGCTAATAATTATGTTGCTGAAGCCAGACATACTGATGAAAACATTTCATTGATAGGCACGGAATCTATTCCTTTATACGGTAACTCCGCTCCTATTGTTGGGCCTCAACCGTCTGATATATTTCAAACTGAAAGAGCAGTGTTAATTTTTAAAGTGCCTGACGGTTCTGACATGGTTGCAAATACTGATTATCCTTTTACAAATGGACTTGATTACAATTTTGGATTTAGAAAAGAAGATAATGGCGATATTTTACCATACCACGAAATTGATCCAACTAATCTTTCAACATATGATACCGAAGGCACAGTTTATGATTTAGGTGGCAGAGAAGTAGGCACCACATCATTAAATCAATATGCAGGACAATGGATTCACATTGGTATAGAACATAGGTTAAATACCAGTGGCACCAATTATTACTTTTTCTATATGTATTATGAAGATGCTCAAGGCACATATCAATTTCTCACACCACCGAGGTTTATTACAGTAAGAGGTATGCAATTTAATGTCCCAATATGGGCCGCCAATACAAATTCATTAGAAGTTACTGCTCCTCCGGGTTCTGCAATAGATTATGTAAACATGTTTAGATATAGATATGATAATGATGTTTTTGATGCAGGACTTACTGCCTTGTTTATGGACACAAATGATCCGTTTGAGGACGATTTACCTGGCCCAGTTGATGGAGTAACATATTATTATGCTGATTTTGAAAATGCTGCTACGACAACAAAAACTAAAACAGTTTCTGCAACAATCAATAATTTTTCAATATCTGGTATTCCGTCAATTACGGATACAAACATTTTAAATGTAAATTCAATTTCAATACCTGCCCCAACTCCTGCAAGAACTGCTTTTGCATTTGCAGGTATAGATCAAGGAAAAGTTATAAATGTAATTTTTCAAGACAGAGGGTTTGGGTATAATTTTAACGATTTCTTTGTCAACGGAGATAATAAAGGCGCTCCTGTTGCAGAGTTTACGATTGATGCGCCAACTGGACTAGCTTCTCAATTTAGAGCACAAGGTACAGCAAATGTTGTTAACGGTGAAGTTGTTGATGTAAACATAACATATGGCGGATTAGGATATGATGTAGGTAATCCACCTTCAATACTATTTGATCCACCCACATCAAGAACCGCAACTGCAAATGTTGTGATAGATTCTGCAACTAAAGAAGTATCTAAAATAAATATTATTGATGGAGGAACAGGATATAGAAACCCTGCATCAATAATAATATCACAACCTGATGAAGTTACAATTCCATATAATGATATTTCTTCAGATGACGACTGGGGTTATATTGTGCAAATAAGCGATGGTGAATAATGAGCAAAAAAGATGAAATAGGAAAATCTCTGAATCTACCACCTGTACAACAAGTTGAAGTTGTGCCTGTATCTGAGAAAAAATTAGAAAACAAAGATTCTGAAAAAGATTTTCAATATGCAAGAGAAAATTTCTATAACGTTATTGAAAAAGGTACCTATGCTTTAGAAGAAATGCTTGAAGTTGCAAAGGCTTCAGAGCATCCAAGAGCATATGAGGTTGTATCAACTATAATGAAAACTCTAGTTGATGCAAATAAAGATTTAGTTGCAATGTCAAATAAACAAACAGAATATCAACCTAAAGAGATGAAACCTGGTACTGTAAATAATAATTTGTTTGTCGGTTCAACTTCTGACTTACAAAAAGTATTGAAGGATTTAAGAAATGACAACGGTTGATAAAGGATATTTAGGTAACGCTAATCTTAAACGTAAAGGTACTGAACTTGGGTTTACACCTGATATGGTTCAAGAGTACATTAAATCATCAAAAGATCCTATTTATTTTTCAGAAAAGTATATTCAAATTGTACACGTTGATAGGGGATTGATTCCTATCAAACTGTATGATTATCAAAAAGAAATTGTTGAAAAGATTACAAACAATCGTAGAGTAACTGTTGTAACTTCTAGACAGGCAGGCAAAACAACAACTGCAGTTGCCGTTATTCTTCATTATATTTTATTTAACGAACATAAAACTGTTGCATTGCTTGCTAACAAAGGTGATGCCGCTCGAGAAATCTTAGATAGAATTAAAATTGCATATGAGGCATTGCCTAAATGGATGCAACAAGGTGTTATAGAGTGGAACAAAGGTTCTGTGGAGTTCGAAAATGGATGTAAGATTATTGCGGCAGCAACATCATCTTCCGCTATTCGTGGTAAATCAATATCTTTACTTTATATTGACGAAACGGCCTTTGTGGAAGGTTGGGATGAATTCTTTGCTTCTGTTTTTCCTACAATTTCATCAGGTGAAACAACAAAGATGTTATTTACATCTACACCTAATGGATTAAATCACTTTTATAAAACATGTGAAGGTGCTCGAGATGGGACAAACGGGTTTGAGTTTGTTGAAGTTTCTTGGGAACGTGTTCCTGGTAGAGATGATGAATGGAAAAAAGATACTTTAGCATCGATGGATTTTGATTCACAAAAGTTTGCACAAGAATTTGAGTGTGCGTTTTTAGGTTCATCTGGTACTCTCATCGAAGGGCACAAACTAAAATCTTTAGTTATCAAAGAACCAATTAAGCAAAGTCAAAATGTAAAAATGTATGAATTACCTGAACAAGGTAAAACTTACTGTATGACCGTAGACGTATCTAGAGGTAAAGGATTAGATTATTCTGCGTTTAGTGTATTTGATGTTACAAGTATGCCATACAAGCAAGTGTGTACATTTAGAGATAACACCGTTACCCCAATAGACTATGCAGAAATTATACATAGAATTACAAAAATATACAATGAAGCATATGTTCTTGTTGAAATTAATGATATTGGTCAACAAGTTTCTGATTTGCTTCATTTAGAGTATGAAGTTGAAGGGATATTGTTTACAGAAAGTGCCGGAAGATCAGGTAAAAGAATATCAGCAGGTTTTGGATCAAATGCTGATAAAGGTATTAGAACAACTAAATCTGTAAAAACAATAGGATGTAATATGATGAAAATGTTGATAGAGCAAGATCAATTAATCATTAGGGATTTTGATACGATTCAAGAATTATCTACATTTTCCAGAAGGGGGCAGTCGTATGAAGCGGAATCCGGATGCCATGATGATACTGTAATGTGTTGTGTTTTGTTTGGATGGCTTTCTGACCAAGCATTTTTTAAAGAACTGACTGACATTAATACAATGTACAAATTAAAACAAAGGCAAGACGACCTAGAAAGTCAGTTATTGCCTATAGGTTTTAACAATCTTGAAGATGATGAAGAGGAAATCATAATCGAGCATCCATGGCTAACTTATTTGAATTAGTGCTCGTAAATTGGTTTTTTATAAATAATACGATACAAATACTTTGAGAAAGTTAAAACTTATTATAATAAACAAGGAGAAATGAGATGGCTTTTCAACTAAGTCCAGGCATAAATGTAAGTGAAATTGATCTAACTACAGTTGTGCCTGCAGTAGCCACTACCGAAGGAGCCACCGTTGGTGTGTTTCGTTGGGGGCCTACAAATGAAAGAATTCTTGTCACATCACAAGTAGAACTAGCTAATAGATTCGGAAAACCTTATACGGAATACTCCAATACAGGTCTTGTTGACTGGACAAACCATGAGTCGTTTTTTACAGCGGCAAATTTTTTAGATTACAGTGATGCATTGTATGTAACTCGAGTAGTTTCTGACAATGCTGCTGCGTCAACATCCAATGCCGATGTTTTTGAAGCAAAATATGAAGGAAGTTTAGGCGATTCCCTATTTGTTTCGTATTCAGGCGCTAACGGATTCTATGATAAAGTTGGTACAGGAACAATCGAAATTGGACCTTCGGAATCTGAAGGAACTGTTACATGGCAGACAACTTCTAATGCAGCGGTGGAGATTGCAGCTTTCGAAGAATTAATTACTATTAATGATAAAGTTCTTGTAAATGACCAAGAATTAACAGTAACAGGAATTGTTGATCCGACTCAAACATCGGTTGCAAACACTAATCCTCAGCAGTATATATACACCGCCCAATTCCAATTCAAGGAAAAGTTTGTAACTGCTACAAACTTTAGCGGTGCATATCGTGTTAAATATGGGTATTATAACTCGTTTAATGTTACGCCAGCAGAAGGATTTTACAATATTATTGTAATTGATGAAGATGGAGCCATTACGGGAACCCCAGGTACACAGCTAGAGAAATTTGAAAATGTTTCAGTAACACAAGGTGCTAAAACATATGACGGTGCAACTAATTATTTACCTGAAGTTTTAGAAGCAAGATCATCTTGGATTAAAGCGGGTACAAATTGGAGAGCTGCACTAGTCACAGGTAGTGATGCAAATAAATCTAATTACTTATCGTTACAAGACGGAAATGATGGTGACGATGAAGAAGATATTACAATCGGTAAATTAGCGAATGGTTGGGATTTATATAAAAATTCCGAAGAAGTCGATGTGTCTTTGTTGATTACGGGTAGACCCCGAGGAACAGCGCTTGGCAATTACATTATTGACAATATTGCTGAAAAGAGAAAAGATTGTTTAGTATTCTTGTCACCTGAATATACAGACAATACAGCACAAGCCATTATTGATTATACATCGAGTCTATCACAAAGCACATATGCTGTTCTAGATAGCGGATATAAATATCAATACGACAAGTACAATGATGTATATCGTTGGGTTCCATTAAATGCAGATATTGCAGGAACTTGTGCAAGAACAGACGATGCCAGAGATCCATGGTTCTCTCCTGCAGGGTACAACAGAGGTAATTTGAAAAATGTTATCAAGTTATCTTTTAACCCTAATAAGGCTGAAAGAGACCGTATGTATAGAGAAGCAATCAACCCTGTTGTTATTGAGCAAGGTGTTGGTGCTGTCTTATTTGGCGATAAGACATATACGAAAACACCAACAGCATTTGATAGAATTAATGTTCGTAGATTGTTTATCGTTTTAGAAAAAGCTATCTCTGTTGCTGCAAGATCTACATTGTTTGAGTTCAACGATGAATTTACAAGATCACAGTTTGTGAACTTAATTGAACCATTCTTAAGAGACGTACAGGGCCGTAGAGGAATTTACGACTATAAGGTTGTGTGTGATGATTCAAACAATACAGGCGAAATTATTGACAGAAATGAATTTATCGGAGACATTTATGTTAAGCCTGCAAGGTCAATCAATTACATTCAACTCAACTTCGTAGCGGTCAGAAGTGGTGTTGATTTTACTGAGATCGTTAGATAAGGAGATATTTAAATGGCTTTTAATATAAATGAAATGAGAAGCCAGCTAACCGGAGGCGGTGCTAAAGGATCTCTATTTCAGGTTCAAATCACAAATCCAATTGATGGAGCCGGAGATCTCAAAGTACCGTTTATGGTTACAGCCTCTCAAATTCCACCTTCCGATTTAGGAACTATTGAAGTACCTTACTTTGGTAGAAGAATTAAATTAGCGGGTGACAGAAGATTTGGTCAATGGCAGGTTACTGTTATCAATGACGAAGACTTCTTAATTAGAAATGCAATGGAAGCTTGGAGCGCTGCTATTAATTCGCACCAGGGCAATATTCGTGGTACAGGAACTTCCAGTCCTTTATCATACAAATCACAAGCACAAGTTATTCAATATTCGAAAACAGGTGATATTTTAAGAACATACCAATTTAATGGTATTTTCCCACAGGCGATTGCTTCAATTCCTGTTGATTGGAATACAACCGATGATATTGAAAGATTTGATGTAACATTTGATTTTGATTGGTGGGAAGTAGTTGGCGGCACCACAGGCGATGGTGGCACAACTACCTAAGTATAACAGTGTAGGGGGAGGAAACTCCTCCTCTTACAACGGAGTTAATATATAATGGAATTATTCGGTTTCGAAATAAAACGCAAAGACGAAGAGAACAAAAATGTTAAATCTTTTGTCGAGCAAAATCCAGACGATGGTGCTGTTAGTTTAACCGCAACAGGCGGAGCTATCAGTAGTTATCTTGATCTTGAAGGAACAGCACGTTCCGAAGCAGATTTAATCCAAAGATATAGAGCTATGATGCAGCAACCTGAAGTTCAGGCTGCTGTTGATGACGTTGTTAACGAAGCAATTAATATCGACTCAGACGAAAAAGTTGTTGAGTGTAATGTTGATGACATACAATTATCTGACGGAATAAAAACAAAAATTAAAGCTGAGTTTGATGAAGTATTAAAGTTACTAGATTTTAGTAACGTGGGATATGATATTTTTCAAAAATGGTATGTTGATGGCAGATTAAACTATCACGTATTAATTGACGAAACACAACCTAAAAAAGGTATTCAAGAATTAAGATATATTGATCCACGTAAAATTAGAAAAGTACGTGAATATGGAAAAGAAAAAGTTGGTAATACAACAAATACTATGTATGCCAAAAAAATAAAGAATGAATATTATATTTTTAATGAAAAGGGATTTAATAATAAAGTAAATAATACTGCTGCAAATGGATATGAAGGTCCTTCTGCAACAGGATTAAAGATTGCAAAAGATTCTATTGTAAATTGTAATTCGGGTCTTTTGAATGAGCAAAATACTTTAGTACTATCTCATTTACATAAAGCATATAAACCTTTAAATCAATTGCGTATGATGGAAGACGCAGTTGTTATCTATCGTATTTCCCGAGCACCTGAGCGCAGAGTTTTTTATATTGATGTAGGTAACTTGCCTAAGATGAAGGCAGAACAATATCTACGTGATATGATGACAAAGCATAAAAATCGTGTTGTCTATGACGCAAACACAGGTGAAATCCGTGATGATAGAAAACATATGTCTATGACAGATGATTTTTGGTTGCCTCGTAGAGAAGGCGGTCGTGGAACTGAAATTACTTCTTTACCTGGTGGTGCAAACTTAGGTGAAATGGAAGATGTTATCTATTTCCAAAAGCGTTTGTATAAAGCACTTAATGTTCCCGTGTCAAGATTAGAATCTGATACAGGGTTTTCATTAGGCCGTGCATCAGAAATTTCTAGAGATGAGGTTAAGTTCAGCAAATTTATTCGTAGATTGCGTGCTAGATTCTCAATGTTGTTTGATAAAGTTTTAGAGAAGCAACTTATTCTAAAGGGAATTATTTCACCCGAAGATTGGAAAACTATTCAATATGGTATTCGGTATGACTTTATGACAGACAGCCATTTCCAAGAATTAAAAGAAGCTGAAGTTATTCAAAATAGATTACAACTGTTAAGAGATATAGACGACTATACTGGAAAATATTTTTCTACTAAATGGGTCCGTGCTAATATTCTTCAAATGACAGAATCTGATATGGATGCAATGGATAAAGAAATTCAAGCCGAAACACCTGAAGAGGACGAAGATCAACAAGATCAGGGCGGATTTCAGTAACCATAGGTATTAATTTTAATAAATAACCTTAATAATATAAATTTTAACAGGAGTATATACATGGACGCAATTAAAAATTTAATTAAGTCAGCCTCTGAAAAAAACGTTTCGGAGTTTGAATCAAATTTTTCTGATGCTATGGGACCAAAAATTGAAGATGCTTTATCTGCGAAGTATGATGCAATGTTTGGGACAGCAGAAGTAAAAGTTGAAGAAGATGCAGAAGAAGATGCAGAAATTGATGAAGAAACGATTAGTGAAGATACTCACCATGGTAGAGATTCTCATAATGATACAATCGGAGCCACCGGTTCTGTCAACAAGGCGTATGACCATGTTAAATCTGCTCTAACAAAGGCAAAAAGCGCTAATATGAAAATTAATCATACACATTATGGCGATGATGGAAAGCCAAAAACTACTGCATTAGGTGGCGGTAAAGCTCATGCTAAACCACATGTGACTGCATACACAGAAACAGGCAATACTAAAGATCATTTTGGATATACGGTTCACAAAGGTGCACCGAAAGTTAAAGGTGTAGGAGATTCACATAAAACTACACTCCCAAGCATGTTCAATGAGGATTAAGGTTAACAACTATGAGAACTTTTAAGCAATTTACAGAAACAGTCGAAAGACGTAACTCAGAAGATGAAAATAATTTTATCGATAAGCATGTAGTTGATAAGAGAAAACATCCTGTTGCAAAAGATGACCAATTTGTTGCCAAAACAAAGAAAGATCATTCTAAAGCCGCTTCATACAAAGATGGTGAAGATAAAGATGTTTATGAGTCCTTTAGTAGTTTCCTAAACGAAAGTATTGTTACTCAGCCATCACACACAAAGAAATTTGCAGGTGATGAGCATTATAAGCACGCCCATGGTGAACATGCAGATAAAGAAGCTAATCTTTCTGATAAAGAAGCAATGGATCATCATAGAGCATCGATGGGCCATGAAGATGCAGCAGCTCACCATCAAAGAATGGCTGGTAGAGCTACTTCCGGCAGATCTAGATCAGCTCATATGAATGCTGCCCAAGCACACGCAGAAGCAGCTAAGTACCATGACAATGCACACTATCATGGCGCAACTAACCATGATGTACATATGGCTCATCATATTGGCGATTATGCAAATGACCAAAGTAGATATGTTCAATCTAGAATAATTAAGAAAAAGAGAGCATAATTATGTTATTAAAAGAGGGTATTAACACAAAAGCGTTTGCAGCAGCAGAAAAAGAGCTTAAGTCTTACGCTGCAAAGAATGGAGGCATCGATAAAAAAGATTTTATGGATGTTGCCAAAATGCTCGGGCAAATTTCCCGTGTTAATATTCTTCAGGCGGGACAAGTCCTCGGTCAATTGAATAGAAAAGTACAAGGAATGGATACTGATCCAAGAGATAAAGTTTTTGAGATTTTGAAAAAACAAGGTCTTTACGAATCTGCAGAATCTGTTCAAGAAAAAATGACAGAAAAACAAATGAAGAAGCGTGAAGAGATTGTTAAGTCGATGAAAAAAAATCAAGACGACTTCGAAGATCGCTACGGTGACCGTGCAAAAGATGTTATGTATGCCACAGCAACTAAAATGGTAATGGACGAAGATATTGAGCGTAGAGCAGACGTTAAGATGGTAAAAGTTAGATTGCCAGACGGTACAATGGTTATGCGTAGACAAAGACCTGAAGTCAAAATTGGCGATACAAGAACAGAAAATTCTGTACGTACAGAAGAAAAAGATACTCATAAGACAAAAGATGGCCGTACAGCAAAAAAAGGTTTGTACTATTACATTAATAAGAAAAAGGAAGAAGGTCGTAAGGCAAATCCTCCTGGGCATGAAGATCGTCCAACACAAGATGATTTTAAAGCTGCTGAAAAAACGGCTAAAGAAGAAGTACAACAGTTTGATGAGCTCTCACCAGCTACTCATAAGAGCTATCAAGCAAAAGCATTTTCAAATGCTGCTTTAGGTATGGCTAAGAAAAGAATGGGTACTATGTCCTCTAAAGATGCTTATGATAATGAGAAGAAGAGATATAAAGGTATTGATACCTCAAAGCACCTGAATCGTATGCATCATGGCGTCCTCGGGGACGAAGTTATCCATGAAGGCGTAATTGATGATTTAAGAAATATCGTTAAAAGAAAATCTGCTATGGACGTAAAATTTTCGACAGGTAATAAAACTCGAGTCGATATGTTCACAGCATCAGCAATGGTTAAAGTCCATGATGCACTAAATGGCCAGAATCAAAAGAAGTTCGCAGACGCTATCAACAAGGATGAGCGTATGTTTATGAAAATGTTGGACTTCGCAATGAGCAAGGTCAAGTAAGGAGATAAAAATGTCATTACTAATTAAAGAATTGACAGAAGAAGTTAAGTATATCGCAGAAGATATTCTTGATGAAGAAGGCAATAAGCAAGGCCGTAACTATTTCATTGAAGGTATCATCATGCAGGGTGACATTAAAAACCGTAATGGACGTTGCTACCCAATGGAAACTCTCGCAAGAGAAACAAAAAGATATAACGAAACATATGTTAACAAAAAACGTGCATTTGGTGAATTAGGTCACCCATCTGGACCTACAATTAACCTAGACCGTGTATCGCATATGTTTACAGAATTAAAAGAGGACGGTTCCAATATCGTTGGTCGTGCAAAAATTATGGATACCCCTATGGGTAAAATCGTTAAAAATATTATCGATGAAGGCGGTCAGTTAGGTATTTCATCTCGTGGTATGGGTACGCTGAAGGCTTCAAAAGACGGAATCATGGAAGTTCAAGGTGACTTTATGCTTGCCACAGCAGGTGATATTGTTGCGGATCCTTCTGCACCTGATGCATTTGTTAAAGGTGTTATGGAAGGTGTTGAATGGATTTATGATATTGCTTCTGGAACATGGCAAGCTGCAAATGCATTTGACCAAATCGAAGAAGAGATTAAGGAAACGGCACGAATTTCTCAAAAGGATCTTGAAGCGAAAGCAAGCAGACTTTTTGAAAGATTTATTAATAGTATTGCAAAATCGTAAAAAATATAAATAATTAGATACAATTATCTGTATAATAAAGGAGAAAGTCAAATGAGTGATAACCTAGAAGTTCAAGACGTAGAGCTTGACGAAGTCAAAGCGACAGGTGAAAATTCAATGTCTGCAGATCCTGTAACACCAGCTGGCGGTGCTGTTAAAGCACGTAAAGGTGATGTTAAGAAAAAGGTTGATCCAACTGCTGACAATATTGAAGACACTGTCAAAACACCACAAGGTAAGAATGATACTGGCCTAAAAGAAGCTATTGATGGCTTATTTGAAGGTACAGAGCTTACTGAAGATTTTAAAACAAAAGCAGTCGCTGTTTTTGAAGCAGCCGTACATCAAAGGGTTATTGCAGAGAAAGCTCAATTAGAAGAGCAATTCGAAGCAGATCTTTCTGAGCAGGTTGAAAAAGCAGTTGATGATTTGGTCGAAAAAGTTGACACATATTTAGATTATGTTGTCGAGCAATGGATGGAAGCTAACGCAGTAGAAATCGAAAGTAACTTTAAAGTTGAAGTTGCGGAGTCTCTATTAGATGGCATTAAAGGTCTTGTTGCTGAGCACAACATTGAGCTTGACGAAACAGAAGCAGATCACATTTCTGACATTGAAACAAAGATGGAAGAAACTGCTACAAGATACAACGAAACAGTTGAAGAACTGATTGCTGTACGTGAAGCAAAAGAAGAATTAGAGCGCCAAATCGCTTTCAAGCAGATTTCTGAAGGGTTGACAGACACACAAGCTGAAAAATTAAAAGTCCTTTCAGAAGGTATTTCATTCGAAACATTGGGTGACTATACCACAAAGGTAGAAGCTATTAAGGAAAACTATTTTACAGAAGACACAGTTGTTGCAGAGTCGACTGATGAAACAGAATTCTTAGAAGAGTCTACTGAAGAGCAAACACAAGCTGGTCAAACTGAAATCGTAGATCCATCTGTTGATTACTACGCTAAAGCCCTTGGACGCTTTGTAAAATAAAGATTTTATAAATAATATTAGATAAAATCTCAAAAAGGAGAAATCAAATGAGAAACGAAGAACTACTTAAAAAATGGAAGCCAGTCCTCGAGCATGATGCTCTTCCTGGTATTAGTGATCCGCACAGAGCAGCTGTTACTGCAACTGTTCTTGAAAACACAGAAAACGCCTTACGTGAAGGCAGCTCGTATTCTCCTCAGTCATTGACTGAAGCAGAAATCGGTCCTGTTAATCACACAGGTGAAGTACAAAACTACGATCCGGTGTTAATTTCACTTGTTCGTAGAGCAATGCCTAACTTGATTGCATATGATATTGCAGGTGTCCAGCCAATGACTGGTCCTACAGGCCTTATCTTTGCAATGCGTTCTAACTATGTTGACAGCACAAACAACAGCATCAAAACAGAAGCTATGTTTGACGAAGCAGACACAGATTTCTCAGGTACTGGTGCACATGCTGGTACAACTGGATCTGGTGCAACTGCAAACACTGGTACAGGTATGGCAACATCAACTGCTGAGCAGTTGGGTTCGGACAACGGAAACGCTTTCCAAGAAATGTCATTCCAAATCGACAAAGTATCTGTTGAAGCGAAGTCAAGAGCGCTGAAAGCAGAATACACAACTGAACTTGCACAAGACTTGAAAGCTATTCATGGTCTTGACGCAGAAACAGAGTTAGCAAACATGCTATCTGCTGAACTGCTTGCAGAAATCAACCGTGAAGTTGTTCGTACTGTTTATAACTCTGCCGTACAGGGTTCTACAGGTACAGCATCGCAAGGTACATTCAACTTGGATGTTGATGCAAACGGTCGTTGGTCGGTTGAGAAGTTCAAGGGTCTGATGTTCCAGATCGAAAGAGAAGCAAATGCGATTGCAAAAGCAACACGTAGAGGGAAGGGTAACGTAATCCTTTGCTCGTCAGACGTTGCATCTGCATTGCAAATGGCTGGTGTGTTAGATTACACTCCTGCTCTTAACTCTAATAACCTTAACCCAGATGACACAGGCAACACATTCGTTGGTGTCCTTAACGGTCGCTTCCGTGTGTACATCGATCCATATGCTGGTTCGAACTACATGGTCATTGGTTACAAAGGTTCTAACGCCTTTGACGCTGGTCTGTTCTATTGCCCATACGTACCTCTCCAGATGGTCCGTGCTGTTGGTGAAAACAGCTTCCAGTCTAAGCTCGGCTTTAAGACTCGTTACGGCATGGTTGCAAATCCATTCGCTCGTGGCAAGTTAACAGCTGCTGCAACAGGCGCAATCGCTGATGGCACAAACGTCTACTACAGACGTACAATCGTCAGCAACCTTCTTTAATAATAAGAAGCTGGGTTAACCAGACAAAACTTAAGGGGGCTTTCGAGCCCCCTTTTTTTGTGCATATAAATACTATTATAAAACATATTGAGGTATTCAATGCTAGGTCAAAACTTTTTATCACCAGTAGAGTTTCAGTTTACGATTGAACGTATGCCTACGGTTCAATATTACATTCAATCGATTAATATTCCTGCTATCTCATCGGGTTATACAGAACAACAAACTCCATTTAAAAATACGTACAGACACGGTGACAAACTTACGTATGATGATTTGTATATGACAGTTGCTGTTGATGAAAATATGAGTTCATATCTCGAAACTTGGGGTTGGTTAAAAGCTTTAACAAAACCTGAAGAATTTGAACAATATGCAAATTTGTTAGATGGTGATGGTTTATATTCTGATGCAACTTTGCACGTATTGAATAGTTCAAAAAATCCAAATATTAAAATTCAATTTGCCGACTTGTTTCCTATAACTGTAGGTGCAATAAATTTAACAACTACATCAAGTGATGTTCCTGTTCCAACTGTTGACCTCACATTCAAATATAATAAATATTCTATAGAAGTCGCTGACACAAGAATTCAAGCATAGTTGACATTTTGACTAAACTGTGTTATTGTATATAAGATAATCTTTGCAATGAGGAAATCTATGAAACTAGATGAAATATATGAATTGTGGTCAAAAGATTGTGAAATAGATCAAACAAATATTTCCAACGAATCTGCCAATATCCCTAAACTTCATAACAAATACTATGCATACTACATGCAAGAAGGTATGAAGTTACGAAAAATGAAGTTCGACTTAAAACAACTCAACAAACTTAAAATGGAGTATTATAAGGGTGAGTTGTCTATGGAAGAATTAAATGAATATGGATGGGAACCACAACCTTTAAAAATTCTACGAACTGATGTTCCTCAGTATATAGAAGCTGACCGAGATATTATCGATTTAAGTCTAAAAATCGGTATGCAAGAAGAAAAGGTTGATTATCTAGAAAGTATCATCAGACAAATAAACAATCGTGGGTTTCAACTTAAAACAATTGTTGATTGGGAAAGATTTAGAACTGGAGCTTAATTATGAAAAAAATATATTATACATGGCAAGATATAGAAGACGCATGTGTAAACATTGCATTAAAAATGTACAAAGATAAATGGATGCCTGATTACATTGTAGGTATCACTCGAGGCGGGAATGTTCCTGCTACCATTCTTAGTAATATGTTAGGTGTACGTGGCGAAGCACTAAAAGTAAGCCTGCGTGATAACCAAGGCATTCAATGCGAATCAAACACTTGGATGAGCGAAGATGCTTTTGGATATAATAACCAAGAAGAAACGGGTATTACAGGTGCAAGGTGGGATATATCATTAAGAAAAAATATTCTTATCGTTGATGATATTAATGATTCAGGCGATACATTTAATTGGATTAAGCAAGATTGGGAGTCAAGTTGCTTACCCTATGAGCGTGGTGCATGGGATAGTGTGTGGCACAAAAATGTAAAGTTTGCTGTGATTACAGAAAATATTAGTTCGAAATTTGAATCCGATTATTATGCAGATGAATGTAATAAATTAGAAGAAATGATATGGCAAGTATACCCGTGGGAAAAGGTAGGTAATTATGACGTATAACTTAAAAATTAAAATATATCAAGATTCAGAATTTGAATTTTTGCTAGATGAAAATCAAAAGCCTATGGTATTTAATACTGCCGAAGAAGCTACACAGGAAGGTAAAGAAATAGATTTACCCTTTCAAGTTGTTGAACATGATAGAAAAAATTCAGATTGAAAAGGTAAATGAACTTTATGTAAGAGTACATGCGGATCCTTCTACTAAAATGGAATTATCCGAATATTTTACATTTGAGGTTCCTGGCGCAAAATTTATGCCTGCATATAAAAATAAAGTGTGGGATGGAAAGATTCGCCTATTCAATGCAATGACGGGAAAAGTGTATGCAGGCCTTTCTCCATATATACATTCATTTGCTAAGTCACGCAAATATGATATAGAACTTATAAACGATGTTTATGATGTACAAACCATAAATAATGATGCAGGGTATCAATTAGCAAAAGAATTTGATTCCGCATTTGAACCAAGAAATTACCAAAATGACGCTGTAGTACACGCACTTACCTACAATAGATCACTATTGTTATCACCTACAGCGTCCGGTAAGTCATTTATTATCTATCTTTTAACTAGATTCCATTTACAAGAAAACAGAAAAACATTAATAATTGTCCCAACAACTTCTCTAGTTGACCAAATGAGTTCTGATTTTCTTGAATACAATAAAAATAGACCTCTTAACATTCATAAGATTCGTGGAGGTGTTGATAAAAATACAGATGCAGATATTGTTATAAGTACCTGGCAATCAATCTATAAATTAGACAAATATTGGTTTGATAAGTTTGACGTTATTATAGGCGATGAGGCACATTTATTTAAAGCAAAATCTTTAACAAAGATAATGGAGAAAACTCCAAATGCTAAATACAGATATGGGTTTACGGGTACTTTAGATGGTACCGATACACATAAATTAGTCTTAGAAGGATTATTTGGAAAAGTATATGAAGTCACCAAGACGGCGACACTTATCGAAGAGAAGACGCTTGCGGAGTTCAATATCAAGGCAATTGTTTTGGGTTACTCGCAAGAAACAAGAAAAACAAACAAAGGACTCGATTACCAATCAGAAATAGATTGGATTGTGACAAATCCTGCAAGAAATAAATTTATTAAAAATCTTGCACATTCATTGCCGGGCAATACGTTAATATTGTTTCAATTTGTTGAAAAGCATGGTAAGGTCTTACATCCTTTGCTTGACTCAGAAAATCATACTATTCATTTTGTGCATGGTGGAGTTTCAGCTGACGATAGAGAGGAAATTAGACATTCAGTTGAACAGTCCCACAACAACATAATTCTTGCCTCATATGGCACATTTTCAACAGGTATAAATATTAAGAGACTAGATAATATTATATTTGCATCACCATCTAAATCAAAAATCCGTAACCTTCAGTCTATCGGTCGTGTATTGAGAAAGGGAAACGGGAAAACACAAGCAACACTATATGATGTAGTAGATGATTTACAATGGAAATCACAACAGAATTTTGCTGTCAAACATTTTATGGAAAGAGTAGATATCTATACTGAAGAAGGATTTGACTTCAAAATTTATAACGTAGATATAAAGGAATAGTCCTATGGATTACGTAAATTTTAAATTAAGAACTGGTGAAGATATTGTTGCAGTAAAGACATACGAAACAGATGATTTTATTATTATTCAGAATCCTATAGAAATAACTGTAGATCCCAGATTCGGTTATTTCGCAAAATCATGGATGATGTTGTCGGATGAAAATGAAATGAAATTGCATAAATGTGATGCTCATTGGGTCACTAAACCTAGTGAAAAAGCAATACGCCACTATAATGAGTTTTGTAATGAAATTAAAAATTCACCACACGAAGAAGAGAGTGATGACAACGGCATCGAATGGGATACGGTTGAGGAGATGAACAACGATATTGAAGATATGTTTGCATCGATGATAGATTCAAAATCATCAACAAAACATTAATTAAGTATTTTCCTTAAGCGCTAACGCTATTATATCGTCAACTCTAGCCTTTGTCAACCAGTTTTTTCAGTTGACAAAAACAATTTTTAATGTTATATTATATGAATTAATATGAGGATACTTAAATGCCACCTAAATCAAGAAATTACGTAAACAACCCAGAATTTTTGCAAGCATTAGTCAACTACAAAAATTTATGTAGTGAGGCTGATGAAGCGGGAGATGACCACCCTCCCATTCCTAATTACATAGGTCAATGTGTTTTTCAAATTGCTACACGTCTAGCCTCTAAACCTAACTTTTCTGGATACTCTTATAAAGATGAAATGATATCAGATGGACTAGAAAATGCTATTCAAGCATTAGGTAACTTTGATCCAGAGAAATCTTCAAACCCATTTGCTTATTTTACACAAATAATTTGGTATGCTTTTTTACGCAGGATTGATAAAGAGAAAAAGCAATTATACATTAGACATAAAGTTATTGAAAATTCTGTTATCAATGGAACTGCGGTTGAAAAAGATGATAGAACAAGCGAAGGTGAACCTAATTACATTGACTTAAATAATGAGTATATGAACGATTTTGTGAAAACGTATGAAAATAAACTTGCTGAAAAGAAGGCAAAGGAAAATGAAAAGAAGGTCGGTCTTGAAAAATTTATGGACGAAGAAGATACAAAAAGCGAGTAAGTTAGTTTTTTTATTTTTTCTGATTAAGGGAATTTTATGGTTGACAATACCATTCCTTTTGTATTATTATGAGGTTATACAATAATGTGGGTATTACTATTTTTGACTTTGACTGTTGATGGTCCAACGGTCGAAGTTGTGTCAACAAGCGAATCTATGGCTCAATGCTTTGAGGATAGAGAACTTTGGAAAATGGAAGTATATGCTATGATGGATAAGCCTTATAGTGAACACTTCCCACCTAATACACAGGCAGTATGTGTTCGTAAGGATTTTTAATGAAAATAGCGATTGTGAACGATACCCATTGGGGTGTACGGAATGACAATAAGGCACTTGCCGACTACCAAAAACAATTCTGGGAAGAGATCTTCTTTCCTTATCTCAAAGAAAACAACATCAAAACTATCTTTCACTTAGGTGATGTTGTTGACCGCAGAAAGTATATCAACTTTGTAACCGCAAAGCGACTCGAAGATGAGTTCATTCGACCTTGTGTTGATAATGATATTGATTTGTATATGGTCGCTGGTAACCATGATACATTCTTTAAGAATACAAACGAAGTTAATGCATTAAGACAACTATATGGGTCCTCCTCGTACAGTAACATGCATCTGTATTGGGATGAACCTGTTGAGTTAAATATCGATGGATGTGATATAATGCTTTCACCATGGATTTGTCCGGAAAACTATGACAAGTCAATGGAAGCGTTTAAAAATACAAAAGCTCAAATCCTTATGGGTCATTTTGAAATTACAGGTTTTGAGATGGATAAAGGTCATATTTGTTCTAACGGTATGGACAAAAATATATTTAGTAAATTTGATGCAGTTTATTCTGGGCACTTCCATCAACCTTCATCTCACGGCAATATCACATATCTAGGTGCTCAGTTTGAAATGACTTGGGCAGATTATGACCAAAAGCGTGGGTTTTCTGTATTTGATACACAAACCCGTGAAATGGAATATATCCAAAATCCTTTACACATTTTCCATAAAGTTTGGTATGATGATACAGAAATGACTATTGAAGATGTTGCTAATCTGGACACCTCTCAATTAACTAATACTTACATTAAGGTTATTGTTTCGAACAAAGACAATCCTTATATATTTGATTTGTTCCTTGATAGGTTGACACAATCGGGTGCAACAGACATTAAGGTCGTTGATGACCATATGAATATGGATATTATTGATGAAGAAGAATTGGTTGATGAAGCACAAGATACAATGACTATTCTAAAAAACTATATTGAACAATTAGAAGTTAAAGCGGATAAGAAAAAAGTTGAAACATTTGTTTCTGAGTTATATCAGGAGGCTATAAACCTGTGATACACTTTCAATATGTTAAGTATAAGAACATTCTTTCAACAGGAAATGTTTTTACACAAATTGACTTAGATAAGAATAAATCTACACTTATTGTAGGTGAAAATGGTGCGGGTAAATCAACTATGCTTGATGCTATTTGTTTTGCTCTTTATGGTAAGCCATTTAGAAAAGTTAATAAACCACAATTAATGAACTCAATCAACAATAAAGAATTACATGTTGAAGTTGCATTTAAGACGGGTGGGAAAGCATATGTTATTAAGCGAGGTATCAAACCTGACCTGTTTGAAGTTTGGCGAAATAATGAATTAATTAATCAAGATGCAGCAGCCCGTGATTATCAAACTTATCTTGAGGAACATATTCTTAAGATGAATTTAAAATCATTCGGACAGGTTGTTGTGTTAGGATCTAGTACGTTTGTTCCTTTTATGCAACTCCCTGCTCAGCAGCGGAGAGATATTATTGAGGATCTTCTTGACATTCAAATTTTTTCAACTATGAATGTATTGCTAAAAGATCACGCTTCAAATAACAAAACACTAATCAACGATATAAAACACGATATAGATATGCTTGAGCATAAAATAGAATCTGCAAAAGAGCATAATGAATCTATTAAAAAAATAAAAGAAGTTGAAGTATCGAAGCTGAAAACAAAACTTAAAGAGCAGATTGCGTACATCGAAGATGAACAATCCAAAATTGATGAGTTGATGCAATCTGTAACAGCTCTTACAAATTCAATAGCGGACAAACAATCAGTAAAAGATAAAATTCAAGACATAAAGGACGCTGACCGTGAACTTTCTAACCGACTTAAATCTTTACAAAAGGATATTGCCTTCTACACCGACCACGACAACTGTCCAACCTGTAAGCAAGGCATCGAACACGAATTTAAATCACAAACAATCGAAGAATCAACAACAAAGTCAGCTGAAATCGAAACAGAAAGAAAAGAGCTCAAAGATAGACAAGTGGGCTTAGAAACTCGTGTAGGAGAAATTGATGAAGTTGAACTGAAAATTTCATCAACAAACTTAGAGATGTCTGAACACAATGCAAACTATAAACTTGCTATGAAAACGTGTAAAGGTATTAAGAAAGAGTTAGAACAGGCAGAAAAAGAAGTCGAAGAAATTGATAATACTAAGATTCAAGAATTGTCACTTGAGTTATTAACTAGACATGATGAGCAAACTATTGCCTTTGAGCAGAAAGAAATTATAACCGTTGCCGCAAACATCTTAAAGGATGGCGGCATCAAAACACGTATTATTAAGCAGTATATTCCTGTTATGAATAAATTGATTAATAAGTATCTTGCATCGATGGATTTCTTTGTTGATTTTCAACTTGATGAAAATTTTGGGGAGACAATCAAGTCAAGGTTCCGTGATACGTTTTCTTATGCATCGTTTTCAGAAGGTGAAAAATTACGTATCGACCTATCCTTATTGTTTACTTGGCGTGCAGTTGCTAAGTTAAGAAATTCTGTATCAACTAATTTGTTGATTATGGATGAAATTATGGATAGCTCTTTGGACAACGCAGGAACAGAAGAATTCTTAAAGATTATTAATGAAATTACAAGTGATTCTAATGTGTTCATTATCAGTCATAAGGGTGACCAACTGTTTGACAAATTTGATAATGTCATTAGATTTGAAAAAGTTAAAAACTTCTCAAGGATAGCAACATGACAAATGAAGATAGAATTAGTTTTTTGCAAGAAAAGCATGCACACCTAGACGATGTTATTCATGTATTAGAAGCAGAAAATGCTCCGGATGAAATCGTCACTCAAAGAAAAAAAGAAAAGTTGCATATCAAGGATGAGATTGAAAAATTGAAAAAAGAGCTATGAGTAAGAAATTTATTTTTGATGTTGATGGTACGTTAACACCCAGCAGAAAACCAATGGACCTAGAATTTAAAGAGTGGTTCAATCAATTTCAACTGTACTATGATACTTATTTGGTTACAGGTTCTGATAAAGCTAAGACAGTAGAGCAACTAGGTGAGGATACTTATAATCTATTCAACACCTGTTACCAATGTCAAGGTAATGATGTTTGGATTGGCGAACAAAATATAAGAACAAGTGAAATTGAAATTCCAGAACAAATGCAAATTATATTTGATGAGTTTTTAAAAGATTCACAGTTTAAAATAAGGACAGGAAATCATATTGAAATTAGGCCAGGGTTAGTTAATTTTTCAATTGTGGGCCGTAATGCTAATCTAGAAGAAAGGTATAGATATATTAAGTGGGATGAAAGGACAAATGAAAGAGATTTAATAGCAAAAATGATATGTGAGGCACTCCCTATGTGGGATGTTAAGATTGCAGGTGAAACGGGAATTGATATAGTTCCTTATGGAAAAGATAAAAGTCAAATTTTAAAAGACTTTACACTAGAAGATAAAATTGTTTTCTTTGGAGATGATACACAACCTGGCGGAAATGACTACGAAATCGCAACATCTGTTATTGCAAGAGGAGATATTTCAGTACCAGTTGATGATTGGAAAGAAACATGGGAAATGTTAAAAATTTTAAACTAGAGGGTATAGTATTATGAAAGTAGGTTTTACGGCATCTGCTTTTGACTTGTTACATTCTGGTCATGTAGCAATGTTACGTGAAGCAAAGTCACAATGTGACTATTTGATTTGTGGTTTACAAATTGACCCATCAATTGATAGATCCGAGAAGAATAAACCTGTTCAATCAATTGTTGAAAGATACGTCCAACTAACAGGAGTTAAGTATGTAGATGAAATTATTCCATATTTAACTGAAAAAGATTTGCTAGACATCTTGACATTACACAAAATTGATGTTAGAATACTAGGTAATGAATATAAAGATCAAAACTTTACGGGCAGAGAGGTGTGCGAAAGTTTAGGTATAGATCTGTATTTCAATTCAAGAAATCACAGATTTTCAACAAGCGATTTGAGAGCTAGAATCTCAAATGTATAAATAATGGTACGGTGCCCTTCCACCGTCAACTAACTAGGAGATAGATATGGCATTTTATTCGACAAAAACATACGGTAACGACCGTGGTCTTTCTTGCTGCTTCAGACAGTGGCGTTCCACACATTCTCATTGCTCACTTCTTCACGGGTATTCACTCGGATTCAAATTGATATTTGAATGTGATACTCTAGACGAAAGAAATTGGGTAATGGATTTTGGCGGATTGAAAGAATTTAAAAATTGGTTAGAGGACAACTTTGACCATACTCTTGTTATAGCACAAGATGATCCGAAGCGTGAATACCTTATGACTTTAGGACCACAAACAGGTCTTGCAAAAGTTAAGGTTCTTCCTGCCGTTGGTGCAGAACGATTTGCAGAATTAGCATTTAATAAAATGCAAAGTATTATTGATGAGCAAGTCGCAAACGGTACAGCACTTAATCCAACTGTAAGAGTTTTAAGCGTTGAATGTTTTGAACATGGCGCAAACTCAGCAATTTACCAGAGAGATTAAAATGGAAAAAGAATACGCTTATTCAGAAATCTTTTACTCTATGCAAGGTGAAGGCAAATACACAGGCGAACCAACTGCATGGTTGCGATTCTTCTTGTGCAATCTACAATGTGATGGGTTTGGTCAAAAAGATCCTACGAAACCAGAAACATACGAACTCCCTTATCAAGATATTGTTGCGACAGATTACGACCGTATTGAAGACCTTCCTGTCTTTGCATATGGTTGTGACTCATCGTATTCGTGGTCAAAGAAGTTCAAACATCTTCAGCATAAATCAACACCTGCCGTTATTGCTGAACGAATCTTAGATACTATTCCTAATCGCAGATTTGACAACAATATCCATATGTGCTTTACTGGTGGTGAACCTTTGATGAAACATGCTCAAGAAGCATCTGTTGGTGTTATGCAACACTTTACAGATATAGGGCAAATGGTTCCTTCTGTAACATATGAAACAAACGGAACACAACCTTTGACAGAGCAGTTCCTTGCATATTGGGAAGATGATCCGTACACTGAACTATTCTTTTCTATTAGTCCTAAGTTATGGACGGTTGCTGGTGAGCGTAGAGAAAGGGCAATTAAGCCAGGTGTAGTGGCAGAATACTCTAATCTATGCCCAGAGTCGGGTCAACTTAAGTTTGTGTGTAATGGCACAGATGATGCTTGGAAAGAAATTGAAGAAGTGGTTGACATGTACCGGTCAGTTGGTGTAGAATACCCTGTATGGATAATGCCAATTGGTGGTACCATTGAAGGTCAAAAAGGCGAGATTGACGGACACCCACCTGCACATGTTATTGCAGATGAAGCATTGGCAAGAGGATACAGAGTAGCTGCTCGAGTGCATGCTTATCTCTGGGAAAACATTATTGGTAAGTAACATGATAAACACGATTTTTGAACAAGAGTATGAATCTTACCATGATTATATGATGCGTAGAATGCGTGAGGAAGATAGGAAAACTATGGCTAAATCAGATCAAATCAAAGCGAAGCTAAATGATGCAAATATTCGCTATTGGGCAGGAGATAACATCTCTGAAGTTTTGCAAGAAGGTGATAAAGAGGCATTGATTGACGAAGTTGCTGAGAAGTTTGAAGCAGTTTTAGATTCATTAATCATTGACCGTTTTACAGATCCTAATTCGATGGATACAGGCAGACGACTTGCTAAGATGTATATCAATGAGATTATGTCTGGTCGATACGATCCAATCCCAAAAGCGACTGCATTTCCGAATGATAGAGAAGATCGTTACGAAGGTATGTTGGTAGTTCGTTCTGAACTCAAATCAGTATGTTCTCATCATCATCAACCTGTAACAGGTGTTGCATATATCGGTATCATTCCTAACGGTAAAGTCATTGGTTTATCTAAATATACAAGGATTGCCCAATGGTGCGCTCGTAGAGGTACATTGCAAGAAGAATTGTGTAATGACATTGCCCGTGAGATTCGTAATGCAACAGGTGCAGAAGATGTGGGTGTTTATATTCAAGCAACTCATGGTTGTTGTGAGAATCGTGGTATCTCAGCACACAGTTCGTTGACACAAACAACTGTATTGTCTGGGCGATTCCATGATGCAGATGTCAAGAAAGAATTCTTTGACAATATCAAACTACAGCAGGAGTTTGCACCACGATGATAATATCTGGGTGGATACTCCTAATCTGTTTAGGTGTTATTTGGTTTATGGTAAAAGGTGATAATAATGAGTGATTATATTGCAGTGCGTATGGCACAAGTATTTCTTTTGGTTGCCCTAGGTATGGGTATTGTTGGATTTGTACAGGATTTTGTATTATGACATTTTCAGAAGTATATTTTCACATAGTAGTTATATCTATGTGTACAGCATTTTTAGCGGGAGTGATTTTAAAATGAGTGAAAAATATGAATGGCCTAGGATTCACAAGGCAGAAGAAAACATTGAGTCACAAGTAACTGATTGGGTATACGACCATGTTATGGAGTGGTTTGGCGTTGATGACATTGTAGAATTGACAACAGAGCAAATCCAGCAAGTCGAAGCATTCCGTGATGAATTGAATGAATATTCACCTATGCAATGGGGCTTTTCAAATTTAATTAACAACTGGGAAAACGAAACATGGGAAGAAAAGCAAGAGAACGTAGAGTAAAATACGTTAATAAACAAGTCAAAAAAATTATGTTTATCGAACATCTTGACGAATCTGTTTATGGTAAAAATCAGCCATATCTTATGAAGCAATATGATTATAAAGGCAATGAAGCGGATTTGCCGGATCATCAAGAGATTAGAATGAGTCAAGAAGAATATGATAAAATGAAAACTATACTTACGGAAAATGGGTGGGTAATTGAAAATGAGTAACCAACGTGCAGGTAACTGGAAACCAGCTGCTATGAGTGACGGTGACCGTATGAGTATCCGTGAAGTTATTGGGTTTGCGAAATCAGCTCAAGAAATGTTAGAATTGAAGGGTGAGGATGATGCGGCCTTTTATTTTGAGCAAGTTGCAGATTGGTTGCAAACTAATCCTCATAAAGGTTTGCGTGACGCAGGAACAGTATTAGGATTGTAATGTTAAAATTAGAATATGTTGTAAGTGCAGTTGGGATGGCAGGTCCTTTAAATTCTCATCTATTGAAGTCACCTCACTTTCATACAGATGTAGTTCCTGCTATCACAGGTGCAACGGATCTATTAAAGCAATCGGTTAAAGCATCGTGTAAACACACAGATCCTACGGTTGCTATGTTGTTTAATGCTTACACAGAAAAGAAGTTCATAGATCATATTAAGGACTATGAACGACTTCATATGGATGGTATTTATGCAGACTCTGGTGGATTGCAGATGGTAACAACTGGTAAGGCAGTAACATCACAAATTAAAGATGATATTTACGATGTTCAGACCTTCTCAGATTATGCTATGTGCTTTGATGATATTCCGCTGGAGTCTGTATCCTTAGTTCGTACTCGAAATGAGCGTTCTAATGTTGGCAATAAAGTATTCAATCAAGATAGATTCGAAGAAACTGCAAGAGCAACGGGCGAGAATATCAAGCGTCAGATTGAATAT